AAACAACCGCAGTTGAAGTTCCCAAGAGCACGTTGCCGGCCACCTCTTCCATCGACTTCGGCGCAGACGCCGGGGCTGGACTGGAAGGCGCAGATGCCGCGTCATTCGCAATTCCGTTTCTGGCGGTGGTGCAGAAGATGTCACCTATCTGCGACGCGGCGTCCAGCGCCTACAATCCCGACGCCAAGCCGGGTATGCTGATGAATACCGTCACAGGCGAATTGATGGACGGCAAGGAAGGCGTCATCATCCTGCAGGCATTTTACCAGCGCCGCTTCCTGCGTTGGGGTTCGCGTGAATCCAATGGCGGCTTCAAAGGCGAGGTCATGCCGGAGGTGGCAGCACAGCTGGAGCACGAAGGCGTCGTACGCAACGTCGATGGCCGGTTGTACTTCCCGTTGGAAGACGGCACCATCAATGAGAAGAAGTGCGACAGGCTGGCTGACGTTCGCAACCACTTCTGTGTGCTGGCTGGCACCGGGCAAAAGGTGCTGCTGTCGCTCGGCTCTACCCAGATCAAGAAATCCAAGGCATTGATCAGCATGCTGTCCGGGGTACGGATCAACGGCGCAGACGGCAAACAAGTGGTCGCACCGACGTGGGCCACCAAGGTGCTGCTGCAGACGGTGCTGGAACAAAACGATCAGGGCAGCTGGTACGGCGTGAAATTCACCATGAAGGGATTTACGGACAGCCAGTCGGACGTTGAAGCCGCCAAGGAGTTCTACCAATCCCTCCGCCAAGGCACCGCGGGCGACGTGCGCTATCACGACGAACAGACAGTGGAAGACCAAGACGGCAAGTTCTAAATTCGCAAAGGGCTGGCCGAAAGGCTGGCCCTTTTTACTTGTTGGAAAGAGCATGACAAACAAGAAGCTGACCAAGCAAGAAAAAGACGATCTGCGATTTGAACGCAGACAAATGCAGCGTCGCGAAAATCAATACATAGGGAGCGGATGCGAAACTCCAGCTTGGATAAAAGAGCGCATTGCCGAGATAACCAAGACACTCGCGGAGACAGCTGATGAGTGATCTCCAGTTATTCATTGACGCACTGGCAGAAGGGCTGCTACCAGACGAACGCCTTAATGCCTCGGCATTCATCGGCGACCCGAGCACCGCAAAGAAGTTCAAGCCGTATGGCGTCTTTCAGCGCGATGGCCGCTGGGTATTTCCTGGCAACGAAGAATACAACCGCTACGTGACGGTCGGGGCATTCCACCAGAACGAATCAGGCGAATGGCGACGACAGGGCGCATATTTTGCTGCCGCGTGCGCCATGATGATTGACGACATTGGAGATGATGGCGGTCTCGGGGTGAAGTTACCTAAAAGCGTCGTCAAAGGGCTGCCACCGACCTTCATTATCGAGACGTCGCAAGGAAATTTCCAGTACTGGTACTTATTCAATGAGCCGTTCCGGGACAGATTCAAGTTTGAACGACTAGTCGATGCTTTCATCGAGACGCGCTGTGGCGGCAAAGATTCCGGATTTAGAGACGCTACGCGCGTCGGACGGACGCCGGACTCGACAAATAGCAAGCCAGGAAAGAATAACTGGCGCGTGCAGATGCGCAAAGCGAATTTGCTGGCTCGGTATTCGCCGCAGGATCTGGCTGAATTCTGGGGACTTGACATGACGCCGCGCTATCGCCGGCAACCAATCGGAATCAATGGTGATGCCGAGGGGCGAATATACAATTTTGAGATTATATTACAGCATCTGAATTATATGAATCTGACGAAAGGCGGCAAAACTGGATTGAATAGAGCCGGTCACATAGATTATTCAGACTACAACCGCAATGGCTGGATGGAAATAACCTGTCCGTGGGTCGATGAGCACACCGCCAGAGCCGATAACGGTTCAAGCATTCAAGCGCCATTGGAACGGAATGGGATGCTTGGCGGATTCCAATGCCATCACGCCTCCTGCAAGGAAACACGAGACTTGAAGGCGCTTCTGAAATTCGTCAAGGAACAGATGTCTGATGAATGGGCAGATGCAGTGGCTAAACAACTTGATGAAGCGAATCGGAGGAATTGCATATGAGCGATGAAATCGACAGGGATGAACAAAATGAGGCGCTGGCGAGACTGGAGGAAATTCGTCGTCGCAGACAGGAAGAATTCCGACCGCTGGAATATGAACACGCCAACTACCGCTGGGACAGGTCGCAGGAGAAATTCTGGGACCTCATCAGCTTCCAGTTGGTCGGCGCGCAGGTCGTCGACAAGTCGATACCCGAGGAAGCGTGGCGGTTGCCAGAGCGTGAGCAAGGTTCGCGCCGCGAGCCGCGCCCGATCCGGCCGAGCGCCGATATCCCGCGGGTACGGGACGACCTTACAGTCCACAGTTCGACCTGGCACCCAGGAATGCCGCAGATCATTGAGAATATGCTGGCAGACGAAGCAGGCTATTCAACATTGGCCGGGGCAAAGCTGTTCAATACCTACCGTGCGCCGAGGATCGGGAAGGCGAAGAGCAATGCCGATCCCTGGATCGAGCTGGTGAAGACGCTATTCCCGAACGAGACCGAGCACACCTACTTTTTCGACTACTGCGCTCACATGATTCAGCGTCCTGGTGAGAAGTGTAATGCGGGCGTCGTGCTGTCAGGAACGCAGGGTGTCGGGAAAGACGCGATCTTGATGCCGCTGAAGGAGTGCGTTGGATTCGCCAATGCCAAGAATATCGGGCCAGACACACTATTCAGCGAATTTAATGAATTCGTGCGCGCGGTGATGCTGGTGGTTGATGAGGTTCGCAGCCACAGCCACGACCACAAGGCGACCGCGATGTACAACAAGGTGAAGGAGTTGTGCGCTGCGCCCCCGAATATGCTGCGGATGAACCTGAAGAAGCTGCAGCCGGTCTGGGTTGCAAACCTCTGCCGCCTGTTCATGACGACAAACGAGGTCGATTCGATGTTCCTGCCGCGCGATGACCGCCGCATGTTCGTGCTGCACACCGATCTGGTGCGCAACGAGCTGGAGTCGAAGTTCAAGCCCTATTGGGATTGGCTGCGCAAGGACGGGGCGTTCGCTTTGCATGAGTGGTTGAGTAAGCGCGATCTGTCAGACTTCAATGCGTCTGCCGAGCCGCCCAAGACAGCCAAGCACATCGAGATTACAGGGTCTTGGGGCTACGCAGAGAACAGTGCAGTCGCGATGCTGTTCAACGGACTCCGCAATGCGCAGGACGAGTTGCCGGACGTCATATCGGCAGAACAGCTTCGTGCAGTGGCAGCAGATGTCATGGTCAGCGGCAAGTTCGGGGCAGATGAAGAGATGAAGCTGCAGGCCGCGCTATTGCCGAGATCGATCAATCGTACCATGACACAGGCTGGCTATCTTGGCGTGTCGAATCCTGCTTCATCCGGAGGCGCTTGGCAGACAGCACGAAGTGTCGGTGGCAAGAAATATCACCACAAAGCGAACTTCTATCGCCGCGACACGGTGCCGTTGCGAGCCGCGCTAGAGATGGCAGCGAAAATGCTGGAGGACGGGCTGTCCGCGAAGATCAGGGCCGCGACGATGTCGGTTGTCGAGAAGCCGCGCGACAATTTTTAACTAGTGCGCTAAACGCTGGAAACCCATGGAACCCAAATTACTATTTGACGCGCGAGAAAGTACGAAAAATTATCCTCTAAATATAGATTGGGTTCTATGGGTTTCCACGTTCGAAGCAGATAGGCAAGAACCTTGCGGCAGCAGCATCTCGCGGCTTTTTGGCAAGAAAGTGGTTTAAGGCATGGATAATTTCTACAAATCCAAGGAATGGCAGAAGTTAAGAGCGCAAGCCCTGCGGCTAGCAGGACCAGACGGCTACACCTGCTCGTCCTGCGGCAAGAGCGTGCGCGGCAAAGGGCAATCGCGCGTCGATCACATCAAGCCGAGACTTCAGTACCCAGAACTCGCCCTGCGGCTTGACAATTTGCGGGTGCTATGCCCGTCGTGCGACAACAAGCGGCATTCGGAGAAAGGTCGCGGTGGTGTTGAGAAGGTTGAGATCGGAATGGACGGCTACCCATCAGGGTGGGCCTAGGATTGGTTATTTGGTCTCGGTCGGTAGAAAGCCCCATCCGACCGACGATCCGTTTCGCTAGCCTCCCGGTCAGAGGCTAGCGAGAATTTAAACCCGACCGTAAGGAGATTGAGATGGCCCAAAAACGTCGTGCTGATTCGAACTCGGTGGAAGGTGCCGTTCTGCGCACCAAAGCCTTGCTGTCTGAATTGAGGTGTCCCCTTCCGTTGAAGCTGGATGAAACCGAAGTCTTCACTGACATCATCGTGCAGCGCGAAGCTGCCAGTTGGACGCGGCACGATATGCGCATCGCCGGTCAGCTTGCCCGCGTCATGATGCAGATTGATCGCTTGCATTATGAGATAGAGGCTGTTGGCTACACCCGCACCAATGACAAGGGCACAGAAACCGAGAATCCCGCTTTGCGGTCAATGATGTCGCTGACTGCGACCCAACTGAATCTCAACAAGGCGCTCGGTCTGTCTGCGTCGCAGAAAGGGTTGAGTGGCGCTGATCAGGACAAGCGCAATAAGGCAGATCAAGCAGCACGCAAGGCCATAGAAGCTGCTGAAGGGGATCCGCTGATATGAATAACAGACCGAAAGAGGCAGAGCGCATCCGATTCCTGGACAAGCAAGTGCCGGAGAAGCGGCGCTTGATGGTTGAGCGTGCGTTTGCCGGTTCCTGCTCGCCGCGTGCGGCCATCAAGGCGCACTGCTTCATATGCAGCGGCATGGACGCTGAGGAAGCGAAGAACTGTAGCGTGGTGCTTTGCGCACTGTATGAGTTCAACGGGTACAGGAAGCCTGCAGATGACGACGCGGAAGAAAAAGCAGCCTAGTCGCGGCGAGAATGTGCTGGCCTTTATCGACAGGTATTGCCTGACGCCTGAAGGCCAGCATGTCGGCAAGCCGATTCGACTTGAGCCGTTCCAGAAGAAGTTCATTCTCGATTCCTACGATAATCCGCACATCACGAATCGTGCCATATTAAGCATTGCGCGCAAGAACGGCAAGACGGCGCTGATTGCTTGCATCGTCTTGGCCCATGTGGTCGGACCAGAGCGCCGTCAGAATGCGCAGCTGGTAAGTGGTGCGTTGTCTAGGGATCAGGCCGCGCTGGTCTATTCGCTCTGCGAGAAGATGCTGCACCTGCAGCCAGCCTTCAACGGACTGTACAAGACGATTCATTCAAGCAAACGTATCATTGGTCTAAAGGCGAATACCGAATTCCGTGCGTTGGCGGCGGATGGCGGCACCAGCCAAGGCTTGTCGCCGCTGCTCTCGATCCTGGACGAAGTTGGTCAGGTGCGCGGCGCGACCAGCCCATTCATCGAGGCAATTCTGACGGCGCAAGGTGCGCATGAGAATCCGCTGACCATCATGATCAGCACCCAAGCGCCTAGCGACGCAGACTTCTTGTCGCTACAGATTGACGATGCGATTCGCTCTGGCGATCCGCACACTGTATGCCATGTCTACGCGGCTGATCCGGATTGCGATCTGATGGACAAGACGCAGTGGGCAAAGGCTAACCCGGCGCTGGGCATCTTCCGTTCAGAAAAGGATCTGGAGACTCAGTTGCAACGAGCTTCGCGCATCCCGGCGATCGAATCATCAGTACGCAACTTGCTGTTGAATCAGCGCATCAGTCTTGATTCGTTGTGGCTTGCACCGAAAGTGTGGAAGTCGTGCGACGGCCAACCTGATCTTGATGTGTTCCGCGGCGCTTATTTCGTTTCTGCTGGCCTGGACCTGTCGATGCGCAACGACTTGACTGCGGTTGTGTTATCTGCCAAGGACGATGACGGTGATATCCATCTGCTGCCGTTCGTGTTTGCGCCAGAGACTGGCATGAAGGAGCGTGAGTTGCGCGACAAGGCACCCTACACCTCGTGGGTTGAGCAGGGATTTCTGGTCGCGGTTCCTGGCGCAACGCTGGA